GCAGTTATTAAGAGTAAGATAGTAGATGCCAAAAAGAGTAAAGCACGAACTAAAGCGGGGCAGTTTTTTAGTAGTGCGTACCATGTGGGCGTAGGTGGGTTTGTGCTATCAGCGTGGAAGAATAAGCACGGGAACAGGCTGTTAATGTCCATTGAAGGTATAAACCGTATCAACGGGCAAACAAAGGTTAAGTACAAGCCTGTATATGCCGTTAAAAGCAACCGCAGCGTAAAAATACAGGCGACACATTTTATGAGAAAGGCAAGCACTGAAAGTTCAAATAAGATAGAACAGGCGTATATTACAGCAGCAGAAAAACAGATACAAAGATTAACAAAATGAGTTGGATTAATAATGTAAAAGAGGGGTACGAAATTACAACGGGTGACGGTGTGAAATATACCGTTAATTGGCTTAATGCCAGCCGTGTAAGGGAGTATAATGTATCTGAATTTAACTTTAAGAATGTTTCAGGCACGTTAGTTGACAGGCGTTTGCCATTAGGCACAAGGTACGATATAGAGATATTTTTTCAGGGCGGAGATAATCTCATTAAAGCACAGGATTTTATAAAGAGTGCTGACAATGTAGGTGCGTGGACTATAAGCCACCCGATGTACGGTTCTTTGTTTGTTCAACCCATATCTTTAAAGTTTGACGATAGCCAATTCAATGTTACCCGTATCACAGGCACAGTTATTGAAACGATTGGCAGACCTCGATTAGCTGCCGATATTTCCCCGCTTGATGTTATACAGGCGCAGAAAATATCTACCGATGAAGCATATGCGGCAGCGTTTCAAACATATATACCTTCACCAACGACAATAGACGTAATCAGCATTGATACCGATGTTACGGCTATGGAACGGTTACAGGCTGCATTTGTTACCGTTACCGAAAATGCAGAGAAAGTGCAGAACGCATACAATACCGTTAACGCTGCATTAGATGCTACGTTACGTGATGCATTTACCATTGTCAATAGTACACAGGCGTTTTTAAATTTGCCCGCTACATTTGCCAATACGATAAAGAACAGGGTTAACTTTCTTGTTCGTAGTTTTCAGACATTGGCAGAAAGGATTGACAGCCTACATCTTCCTGACCTGAAACGCATCTTTGAATGCAATGCAGCATCCATCGTATCTACCATGTGCAGCACTACGGTAACGGGTATAGACCAAAACAGCTACCCAAATAGAACGGTAGTAGTAGAGATTACGGAAAGCATTGTAGATACTTATAACGACTATGTAACTTTACTTGACGGATTGCAGACTGATACGGGAGGGCGTGAAGATAGTTATATACCTGACTTTACAGCCATTACCACACTTACCAACCTTGTGTATTATACGGTAGCTAATCTGTTTACCATAGCTGAAAACGCACAGCAGCAACGGGTATATACATGCGATGCAGATACTAACGTGGTATCATTGGCTTATAAACTGTATGGTTTGCTACCTGACGATAGCACCATTACACGGATAATCAATGATAATACAATAGGAGGTACGGAGTTATTGGCAATCAAAAAAGGGAGAGAAATTATATACTATGTTTAAAACATATCAGTACAAAATAGTAATAGCACTTTCGATAAGCGAAAAGGAGTTAAACGAATACGGGCAAGAGGGCTGGAATAACTACGCAGTTGAAGGAAACAGGTTTTATTTTAAAAGAGAGGGTAAACCGAAAGAGATAAAAAACAATGCAGTTAAAGGTAGCAAATAGAACCATAGACAAATTTAACAATGTCAGCGTATCATTAAAATATGATGCGGTTGGTTCGCCTTTTGCTTTTAGTCTGTATTTCGACCCTGCAAGTGCAACAGATAAGCGCATATTTCAACCGGGCAGCTATAACCTTGTTGAAGTAACGCACAACGGGGAAACGCTGATAACGGGGGTTATTTTATCACAGGGTTTTGAAAGTTCAAGCGTAAAGCATCTTACTACGGTTGCGGGATATTCACGCACAGGTGTATTAGAGGACTGCACAATTAAGACCACGCAAAACCCGAATATGGATAAGAGTAGTTTAGCTGAAATAGCATACCTACTTGTTAGCCCATTTGGATTTAATGTAAAGATTGATAGTAGCGTTAGAGATGTGTGTGATGAAGTTATAGTAAATTCAGCTATTAACCAATATCAGACCATAGGCGACTACCTTAGTTCTATTGCATCACAAAAGAATGTAGTGTTATCCCATACGCCAACAGGCGATTTACTACTGACTAAAGCCAACGGGAATAAGACCCCGATATTTCACTTTTCAGATAAAGGCACATGGGTAAGAATGTCATTATCCTTTGACGGTCAGCAGATGCACTCTATTATTAATGTAAAGGGTCAGGTAGATGCAAGTAACCCGAATAATTCAGCTAATGAAACGGAGTTAAACCCGTACTTGGATAATACCCGTTTTGGTGTAGGGCATGGCGGTTTCTTTCCTAAATTCAGACCCATAGTATATCAGCAGACAGCATCCACAGACGTAGCCACACAGCCATTGACAGCCCGTAAGAAGTTAGGCAATGAGTTAAAGGCAATACGCTTAAAGATTGACATTAAGGGGTGGACATTGAATAACAAGATACCACGCCCCGGAGATATTGTAACCGTAACAAACGGTGAAATATTTTTGTATCAAAAGTCTAAATGGTTTATTGAGCAGGTGGACTTTAGAGGCAATGAAAAAGAAGATGTAGCGACTATTTATTGTGTTTTACCTGAATGTTACAATGACGACAAAATAGTTAATATCTTTACAGGAACAAATTTAACCACTCCGTATGTAACACCGGGGGCAAAAGCAACGATAGTACCATTCGACCAACCATGATAACATTAGTAAAAGTCATAGGGGCTGCACTAAGTAGCGGGATGCGAAAGATAAAAGTCGCATTTGGGGAAACTAATGTACAAGAGCGACCCGAAGTAATGCCACATGGTATTGATAGTTGCCCGCCAAATAACAGGATAGCGGCACATTCCACAACCACCGTGCAGGGCGTTGATGTGGTTATAGGGTACTATAACACTAAGCAGACCGCAACGGCAGGTGAAACATTTATATATAGCACCAATACAGCAGGTACAAGCGTTGCAATAACGTTTAAGCTGAAAACAGACGGCACGGCGGAGTTAGGTGGTAATGCAGATAATTTGGTAAGGTATGCAGCATTAAATACGGCGTTACAGAATGACATAAAGACGTTTATAAATACACAGTTACCATTGATAGCGGCGGGGATTGCGGCAGGTGGTGGTAGTTATTCGCCTGGGACTATGACAATAGACATAACAGGCGCAAAAGTTAATAATTTAAAATGTTCATAAGATGATAGTTTGGTTTGATAAATCAGCAATAGAGCAAAGCGAAACACCTACCACAATAGCGGCGGGGATTGCGGCTATTGATGCGATAATAGTTACCCTTTTGGCTGCTATGGCTAAAGCGGCTACTACTGCCAATATGGAGGAGTACCGATTAGATGACGGGCAAACGAAAATATCAGTACGGTATAAAGACCTTGAATCAATGCAGTTAAGTTTTCAGGGTCTTATTAAGATAAAGCAATACTATATCAATGCTAAAAACGGGCGTATGTTTCGTGGTATGGATAGTAAGAATTTCCCTAACTGGAGAGTAAATTGTTAAGAAATGGAGTTGAAATTATTTGGCAAGTCTATTATAAAGTACACCAACCCGAAATCGCAAACGCCGCAGGTAGTTGAAGAAACACCAACCCCACAAGCGGCGGTTATCAACGATGCATCGAATTTCGGAGGATATAACCGTATCTATCCCGTAATATTTGACGGTGAGAAAGACCTCGGAGAAATCGGTCCGATTAAAGTCTATACATTAGACCATCAGGCGTTGCGTATGCGTAGCTGGCAAGCCTTAATGGATAGTGATGTGTGCGCAGCATTGGTAAAAAGGTCTTGCGATTGGGTTATCGGTACGGGGTTGAAATTACAGGCAATGCCGAAAGAAAAGGTATTGAAGCTGTTAAAGTCAGAAGTACCCGAATCACAGACATTTGATGAAGATGTAGAGGCGTTATTTGATGTGTTTGCATCTACACATTTGGCAGATTATACCCAACGTAATAGCCTTAATGAAATATCACGTGAGGCATGGAAAAACTGTATTGTTGGTGGTGATGTGCTTATGGTTATGTACCTGACCGATGGAGTGCCGAAAGTAAAACTAATAGACGGGCAGCACGTTTGTACCCCGTTAGCGTTTGGCAATACGGGTAACATGGAGATAGTTAACCCTGATAATAACAATGTTATCAGGCATGGTGTAGAGATAGATAAAAACGGTAAGCATGTAGCGTATTGGGTATGTAAGCAAGTAGGAATGTTTACCAACCTCGACCAATTTGACCGATACCCTGTTGAAATGAAAGATTATCCGTACTGCCAAACCGCTAAGTTAATCTATGGCTTAAAGTACCGTATTGATAATGTGCGTGGTATTCCTATGATAGTTGCTGTAATGGAAACTGCGGCAAAGATGAGCCGTTACAGGGAGGCTACAATAAGCGGGGCAGAAGAAAGGGCAAAGATTACGCTGACTATTGAACACGAAGCATACAGTACAGGCGAAAACCCGATAACCCAACAGGCAGTAGTAGCAAGCGGTTTTGGTATGGAAACAGACCTGCCAACGGATAGTTACGGTGAAGCGTTAGCTAATAGGGTTTATGCCACTACCAATAAGCAGACCTATAACATGCCTAACGGGGCAAAGATAAAATCTATTGAAAGCAAACAAGAACTATCATTTGCTGAATTTTATAGTGCAAACTTTGACATTGTTTGTGCTGTGGTAGGTTATCCTCCTGAAGTAATATTGAGCAAGTACAATAGTAACTATTCAGCATCGAGAGCGGCTATAAAGGACTTTGAGCATACAATCATATTGCAACGGCAGTATTTTTCGGAGCAGTTTAACCAAATGTACTACAACTTTTGTTTAGATGTTTGGGTATTGCAGGGATTGATAAAGTTGCCCGGTTATGAAGTAGCGTTAATGAATAAAAACCTTATGGCGTTAGCGGCGTATAGGTTTGCACGTTTTGCGGGTGATGTAGTGCCACATATTGACCCCGCTAAAGAGGTAGCGGCATGGCGTGAAAAGTTGGGCGAAGATAGCAAGAACGTGCCACTATGTACCGTTGCGGAGGCTATGGAGGCTTTAGCGCAATTAGGCGGTACGGACTTTAATAGCACGATTACGCAGTATGCAAAGGAATTGGAGTTTGCTAAGTCATTAGGCATCGATAAGGTATTACCCAAAGGTGCGATTATTGAGAATGAAGACGATGACGAAGAAAACGAAGATGAGGTAAAGCCAAAACCAAAGAAGAAAAAGTAATTAAATAAGTAATATTATGAAAAAGAAAAAAATACATAAATGCTTCCTGTTTTTTATACCAGAACCTTTATGGCAATTAGACCGACCGACAATGTTTTTGCCGTTTGATGAGATAGATAAAAAAGTTCAAGCGGAACTACTTTGTAAAAAACAAGTAGAATATTGGAGAAAAGCGTTATCGGCATAACAAATAACCTACGATGCAGCCCCTTGTAACCGTCATAACACCAACCACTAAAGACCGTGAGCAGTTTATGCCACGACTAAAGGACATGGTGCAATCGCAGACATACCCTTATATTGAACATCTTATTGATGATGGAGCGGGGACGGTTGGCGAAAAGCGTAACAGGTTATGCCAAAGGGCGAAAGGCAGTATTATTGTGCATATGGATAGTGACGATATTTACAGCCCTATTTGGGTGGATAAATGCGTTAAATCACTATTGCAGTCAGGTGCAGATATTACAGGCTTATCCGTTGCGAACTTTCAGGACTTAGACAGTTTGGATATGTACCGATACACCTACCCTAATACTGAAAGCATACACGGCGCAACAATGTGTTATTATAAAGAACATGCGTTAATGTACCCGTTTATGAAGTTCATGGAGGGCGAGGATAGCCAATTTTGCAAGGGCAAGCGGCTATACTGTCACGGATATATAGACGGCTTCACCGCTACCATACATAGCGGGAATACAAGTAAAAAGAATGTTACGGGCGAGAGGTGGGAGAAAGATGGGGTTATTCATTATTCAGGTAATTTAAACTCCCTACAATAATCATTGTACGCTTTCCCATCCGCATTAAACCAATGCGAATTGTCCAGCTTAGACGAAGTTATACAAAATAGGTGATGTATGTAGCTTTCGTAAACATGCCCTACCTTTAAACCTCTCATTTTGCATTGGTCGGCAAACCAATTATCGCCAAAGTAATGCGTCATTTGTTCAGGCACAAATCCGATAGTATGTATCAGTTCACGCTTAAACGCAAAACATGCGCCTAACAGGTCAATGCCTACTGGGTTTGTGTGCCTGTTACCTCCGTTCGGAAAGTCTTTAGGTAGTGATTGTTCTGTGCTGTAAGGGCTTGCAATAGCTATCCCATTATTAAGTGCATTGATTAGCGGTGTGTCCCATCCTTTAGTAAATATCAGGTCATTATTAGCCACACAGATATACGGTATTTCCGTGTGCATGGCTGTGTTTATTCCAGCGTTCCATGATGCGTTAACGCCTATATTCTTAGCGTTCTTTACATAAAGTAAACGACTTCGGAGTAGTTCTGATATTTTATTTCGGGTATAACTAAAATCATACCCTTCTTCGTTATCGTCAACAAGTACCAATGTCAACTCACTTTCCGTGCAATCAACAAGGCTTTTAACTGTGTCATAAGTCATTTGGTCATGCTTATAGCATGGGATAACTACGGCTATTCTGTTCATACTGTTTTATTAATTCTATCTAAGTAAAAGTAAATTGGTTTATCAATCAAGTATTCGGAGTCTATCAGCTTGCTAACCTTTTCAGCGTAGATAGTATCTTCGCCAAAGTTAGTTTCCTGAAATGGTATCTGCTTTGCTATGGTTGCTTTAATCGGGCAAACGTGTTGCGCCCTGCGTAGATATACCCCGTTTTTTTCACATGGTACATAATCCTTACTACACTTCACTAACATATGTTTACCTTTATCGGGTTGGTACATCATAGATATTCCGATATGGTCAACGCCTATGTTAATACCTTTAAACACTTGAAGTAAATAATCTTCGCTTATGGTATCATCATCGTCAATAAACACAACGTATTCACCTTTTGCGGCTTGTAGTAATTCGTTACGCTTTGCGCCTATTTTTTTAATCCTGTTATCCGTATTAATGAGTATCTCTGTTTTATTCAGGCAATCCGCATTCTGTATAGCCAAAATATTTAACAACCGTGTAAGGAAATGCACACGGGCGTAAAGTGACGGTATGAGGATGGATAGTTTCAATCTTTATTCATTGGTTGTTTATAATGTGGCGGGTAACTGTGGACAATATCTGATAGCTTATTCTTAGCGAAATCAGCTAAAGATGTTCCTATATGGTCGCAAATATTTTTTAACTCCGTATGCAGCGTATTACCTACGCCTGTAACACGTATTTCACGCTTTGCACCCGATATATCCGTTACTTTCTTTTTGCCCATATACCCTTTTGGGGTTCAAAGATAATTAAAAATCCATTTAAAGCGTATTTTTTTTTTCACATCTTATACACGGTACTAATATTGGTGTATAATGCCAAAAGAGATACTTCTATACTTTCCGATTTACTCATCAACTGCCGCCAGTTTCATTGAAGAAATGGAGGCAAATAAGGGTAATGACGTATGTATTCGTATGAATTGCCCCGGTGGTGATGTTATGGCTTCAATGGGCATGATTGCTAAGTATAATGAGCATACAGGTGGCAAGAAAGTGAAGGTTGACGGCAGGGCGGCAAGTATGGGTGCTTATTTCTGTGCAATGGCAGATGAGGTAGAGTGTTTAGACGTTTCTGAATTTCTTATACATCGTGCCGCTTTCCCAACATGGGTAGAAAACGATAAGAACATATTTACGGACGAAATGAAAGGTATGCTCCAAAGGCATAACGACATGCTTCGTGCATCTCTTGAAAAGAAGATAGACCCCGCTAAGTTTAAAAGAATGAAGGGCAAATCTTTCGATGATGTGTTTTCAATGGATAGCCGCATAGATGTAACATTAACTGCAAGTGAGGCAAAAACACTTGGCTTAGTTACAAAGGTATTCCCGCTAAATCAGGCTAAGAAAAGAGAGATAAACGCACTTGCATCAAATGTAGGTATAGCGGCTTTCTATGATGAAACAGCAGAGGCAGAAACAACAATAATCACAAACAATAAACAAACAGTTATGACCATACAGGACGTAAGGGCTAATGCCGAAGTTTACAACGCTATAAAAGCGGAAATACTCAATGGCGAAAAAGACCGTATAGCGGCTTTCGCAGCTTTCGCAGAATATGACGAAAAGGCGGTACTTGAAGCAATCGTAAAGGGTGATGATTTTACCCCTTCATTCGGTGCTAAAATGCAAGCCGCAGCGATTAAGAAACTTGGCATAACCAACATTGTCAATGCAACAGCAACCGTTACTGAAACTGCCGAAGTAGAAACAGAGGCAACCGAAGACGATAAGACTAAAGCAGAAACAGCGGCTTTCTTCAAAGACGTTAACACACACGCACTTTCCCATTTCGGAGTAAAAGCACAGGCATAATATTCTTAAACAATAATTAAAGCTATAACAATGGCAGACCGCATACAGATAAACAATTACAGCCAACGTAACCTCCTGATATGGAACGACAGGACGAATACCATTACGCTTACTTATACTAACAGTTCGGGTAGCGAAGTTGCCCTGCTTAAAGGTATGATTATCGGGCGCATTGAAGCATCGGGTTTGGCTAAGCAGACAGTTTCCACAGCTACGGACGGTTCGCAGATACCGATAGGCGTACTGATTGAAGATGTTACAATCGCAGACGGCGATAGTTCAAACCTGAACATCGTAATAGCAGGTGATATTGACTACGGTATGTTAGTGTATGGCGGCTCACCTGCTGATACTATCGCATCAAAAATATATACCGATTCGGGTGCGGCTTACCTCGGAACGCTTGGTGATGTGCTGAACGGCAAAGGAATACGCCCAATCGTAACTACGCAAATGACTTACGAAGACAACCAATAATAACTGAACGGAAAACCATTACTAAAGCATAAAATAAACAGCGATGTCAACAATACCAGCAAATCAGGCGTTAGGTAACTTTACACAGCAAATGGTAACTGCTTATAAGCAAATACCAAAGCCTACGAACTTTTTGGAAATGTTCTTTCCTACGCCTGAATCGGCGATAGCATCAACCCGCTATATTAATTGGGCTATTCGCCGTGAGGGTGAGCCAGTAGCGGTTGACGTGCAACGTTTCACGGAGGGCAACAACAACACATTCAGTATATCTACTGATAAAATTATCGACCCGCCATACTTCAAAGAGAAATTTACCCTTTCCGATGGCGACCTGTATTACAGGGCATGGAATAGCGCAATGGTGAACAAAAGCGCAATGGATGATTACATGGTTTGGGCATTGGAACACCTGATGTCGATTACCAATAAAATCAAGCGTAAGACTGAATTGTGGAGGTCTAATATCCTCACCACAGGTTCATTCACTTTGGCTAACGGTGATACTGTGAACTTCAACCGTAAGAACGCATCAATGGTTACTGCTCCAATTGCATGGAGTAACGCATCAACAGCAAAGCCACTTGATGACCTCGGCGCAGGTTGTGAGTTTATCCGAAAATACGGTATGGCAAGCGGCGGCAACTTTATAGCTATCATGGCAGAAGATGCAGCAGCAGAGTTTATGTCAACTACGCAGGTAATAGACAGGGCGCAGAAGTTCTACCTGAAACTTACAGACCTTGCAATGCCTTTCCACGCACCTAACGGGTCTAACTATATGGGTCGCTACGCATGTGGCGCATCTTATACGGTTGACGTGTTTACATATCCACAGTTCTACGCCCCCGCAGGTAGTGCCATAGACGGCAGCGCATCGGTAACTTACATACCATCGGGTAAGGTTATTATCATACCTGAAAACCCTAATTTCATTACGGCTTACGGTGCAGTACCTTTCTTACCTAAACGTGGTACATCGCCTCTTAACCTCGGATTGCCACAGGTTCAACGTGGACAATACATGATAGGCGATTACATGGATGAGCGTAATACATCATGGGAAGCGGTTGTATCGAGCGCACCGATACCATTGCCAACAGCGATAGACCAAATCTACACGCTTACCACATAGTAGTACAGTAAGCACATAAAACAAAAGAGCCGTCCCTTATAAGGCGGCTTTTTTAAAATACACAAATGGGAATTATAGCACAGGCACGGTTAGACCTTATAGACATTATTACTAATGCCAATGACTTTGGTGTAACTTTGATATTCTATGCAGCGGATTCACCTGTAAGCACGGCAACCGTTATAGGAACAGGACGGCACATAGATTATACCTTTGACGAATTAGGCATGGTTAAAGGTCTTGGCAGTAATGCAACGTGTACTGTTACGGAGGCTTCATTGATTGCGGCAGGTTATCCATATAAGAACGGTAGCGGGAATTATGACTTTTATAAGCATAGAGTAACTATGCAAGATGCGACAAAGACAGGGTATTACATGGTAAAGACATGGATACCTAATGACGGATTAGGCATTATATCATTTGAGTTAGCGGATTTTGAATAATGGCAAATATATCAGGCGTTATACCACAGCAGGGATTTGAGATTGCACGGGCGGCGATATGTGCCATTCTTGCAAGTGAGATAACGGGGCAATATCAGCAATCAGGAGATGCAAGGTATAACGCTACGGTTTGGCAAGAGCGGCATATACCATTCGATGCTAAAACGCAGATGCCAGCCGTAAACGTTAAGTTAGGCACAGGGTCATACAGCAATAAGGATATGACACTTGCAGACGGAGAGTATAAGTTTTATATAGTGGCTTATGTTGCGGCTGTAAACAATAGCAACGGCACGGCGGATAAAGATGCGACATTAATACTGCAAAGGATATTAGGCATATGCAGGGCGATACTTGAAAACCCTATCTATAAAAACTTGGATTTGAGTTTACCGTTTGTAAAAGGTACAAGGGTAGGCAGTATGACATTAGGTGTTACAGATGAAACGGCGGGAGCGGAAAATATGGTATGTGGTTATTTGGAGTTCTTTGTAACCGTGCCTGAATACGTTAGTTTGATACAGCCGTTACCCGTTTTAAATTCAGTAACACAGGTTAAGTTATACGAAACGGAGGAAGGTTATTTGTGGGGGGCTAATAGTGCCGATGGCAGTTTGTTTATAGCGGAAGATGAAAGCCCGATTTTTGCGATACAATATTTTGAAACTGAAAATGGCGGAAGCGACCCAACTATGAAATTTAGCGAATTGCCAGTAGATGCAGACTTTAACAGCGATACCCGTATAATAGTGATACAGCCTGACGGTAGCGGCGGATTTAATAACTACTATGCTACCCCTGCACAGATTGCAACCGGGGCAAGTAGAAAAGTGATAACGGCGGATGCAACGGGTACAACTATTACCGATGTTTTCTTTGCTAATCCGATAACGGGTATTGCTACAAGTAACCAATTTTATATTATTGGCGAAAACTTTACACAGGACACAGGAACAAACAGCATAACGGGCGTGAACTTATCTTTTTATTCAGGTCAAATATTAATAGCATACGTGTAATGAAACAGATACTAACAATATTGATAATGCTTTGTGCGGGGGTGGCGTTTGGTCAGGCTACGGTAAGTTTTGGCGCAAGTAGAACAACCGACACATCGAATACGATTGCCACCATTAAAGCACCTAAATACGCATCATCTGATACTAATAAGGTTTTGGGTGTTACGTCAACAGGCGTTATAACATTAAGGACTAAGACCACAAGTAGTGGCGGCAGCACGGACAGCACCACATTCACCACTAACTACCGTGTGGACACAGCCAAAACAAACCTGCGCACATACACAGCTACAAAGCAAGATGCATTAGGTTTCACCCCCGTAACAAATGCCCGTACATTAACAATCAACGGAACTACTTACGACCTGACGGCAAACAGGACTTGGACAATATCAGTCCCGTACTATGCAGATAGTATTTTAAGGGCGTTTGATAGTATTGCAGCACATAACACAAGGATAATAGCCGTATCAACAGTTTCAGTTACACCTACGGCAAATGCAATAGTTCGCCGTGATGCCAACGCCAATGCATACGTTAACAACCTCATTCAGAACGGTACAAGTACGGTGGCGGCTAACGGTACTACGGCTATGACTTTGGCAAGTACATTGTATCAGGAACAGACAGGAAGTAGCGGAAACGACCAAACGTATGTACTACCCGATGCAACGACATTGACTGAATTTACCCCTTATGTATTTGACAACAATAGCGATAACGATATGATTGTCAAAGACCATACAAACGTAACTATTATTACTATTGGTGCAGGTGGCAAGTATGAAGTGCGTTTAAAAGATAACGGTTCGGTAGCGGGTACATGGGATAAGCACCCATATTTACCACTTGGTACTAATGCGACTACGGCGGGAATACAGTTTACAGGCTTTGTATCAGCAAGCGGTTCGGTAACGGGTAGTAATCTATCAGGTACGAATACGGGCGACCAAACGAACGGCTACGGTCTTAATCTTTCGGTTAGCACATTCAGCGTAGATACCGCTACATTATTCAGCAAGTACACAACTACATTAGGTGCAGGAAGTGGCATATCTATATCGGGAAGGACTATAACGGCTACTGGCGGAACCGGGACAGTTACAAGCGTAGCCACCAACACAGGAACAGGTATCACAGGCGGCACTATTACATCAAGCGGCACAATAGCGGCAGATACTACGGTACTTGGTACAAGGGCATGGAGAGATAAGTTAAAAGACAGCTTAAATATCAATATAGCGGCAAAGGGTAGTGGAACGGTAACCAATGTCATAGGCGGCACTAACATAAGCATTACAGGTACATCTACCATACAGCCAACGGTGAACATTACAGGCACAATAGCGGTGGCTAATGGCGGTACAGGTACTACTTCAACAACATCGGTTAACACCACACCGATAACCTACGGCGCAAACAACACAGTAACCGCAAGTGCAGCAACCCTTACTACTACAACGCTTAACCCTACGGTGGTAACATCTTCGCTTACAGCCGTAGGTGTGGTAACATCGGGTACGTGGAGCAGCACGATAGGCAGCGCAGCAACAGGCAGTACACAGGCAATTAACAACAATAGCACACAGATAGCCACAACAGCCTATGCAGACAGGTATCACCCCGTAGATACCACTATATCTGCAGCTTATACTTTGACAAGTAGGGACTTTTACCGCACAATCCATTGCACCAATGCCAGCAATATAGCATTAACCATACCGTCAGGTTTAGGCACTACTTTTACATGCGTAGTATTAGCAGAAGGAGCGGGAACAGTTACGCCTACAACAAGTAGTACCACATTCTACTATCAGCCTACATCAACGACAAAGATTAAATCACAAGGCGGGGCAACTATACGAAGTTGGGCTACGGCAAATAGTTATTTAATAATCGGGAGTTTGGAATAATGAAAAGCTAAAACATAAATTATGAAATCAGGAGAAAATGGATTAATCGGGCCGGGAGATAATAACTACGGCATAGATGAAAAAGCAGAAACAAAAGACTTTTTAATGTCAAAGGCGGCAAAATTCCCACGAAGAAATTGCATGTGGTTGAAAACGCCTGCCGAAACAACGTTACAGAACGCATTGCAGTTGGTTGAAGAATTGGGAGCAGATGGAAAGTTAACGGAGGCGATTGAGCATATAACAAAAGCGCAGGGATTAGTTGCAGATTTCATAGATACCGACTTGTACCATAAGTAAGACATGAAACGACTTTTACTCATATTACTACTTTCACCTTTACTGTCTTTCGGGCAGATGTTTGGCAATTTGGGTTATTACTATGTACCAACAGGCACACCTACCCCCGCTTCAAACGAATGGAACATTGCCATAGACCACACTCTTTGCGGGACAGCCTCAAGCGATACCTTCACCGTTTTGGTTAGCCTACGTTCTGACAGCCTGAAACCTACCTACAAAGGCGGGTTAACATCATGTTTGTCGGGTAATGATATACGGTTCTATACCACAGATACGAATACGCTACTTAATTGGGCGAAGGAACGTTACGACCCCGATAGCGGCATAGTGATTATGTGGGTTAAAATCTACTCCGTTTCCAATAGTACCAACACAACATTCAAGATGGATTGCGGTAGAACTACCGACACAAGTAGCTTTAAGGGAGGCTCAACGGGTACGGCATGGAAAAGTACCGTAATAGGGGCTTACTTCATGAACGATGCAACGGGTAACAATCTGACGGATAACAGTAGTAGGGGCAACACCTTCACGCCTGTTAACAATCCTGTACTTACATCTGGTCAAATAGGAAACTCTGAAAGTTTTGCATCTGCTTCATCTATGAACTATACAGCTACATTTGCAGACATAAAGGGACTAACGAATATGTCTATGGTTATGTGGGCTAAGAGAAACAGTACCATAACCAGCGTAATTGCAGGTTCCCATAGTGGCTCTCCAGCTATAGTAGGGTATGTGTACAGTGATGGTATAATATACTTTCAGTTGAATACAAGATACGGGTATTACACCAACAGTACAGCGAATTGGCAGCACTATGGATTTGTATTTGCTGGAGGTGGTGCAGGTGAGGCAGATAGGTGTAAGATATACGGCAATGGAACTAATCAATCGTTATCTTTTGCAGGCCCAGGTTCCATACCAACTACACTATCATCAAGTGCAGGGGATTTTAAAATAGGAAGGGACGGAAGCCTGACAGGTAGTATAGCGTATTCAGATGGGCGTATAGATGCCCTAATATTTTATCGTGAGGCGGTAAGCAGCAGTTGGATGACAACAATGTATAACAATCAGAACAACCCCGGCAACTTAGGTAGTGCGGGATTTTTAAGGCTTTATCACTAAGGTATGGAAATCAAGATAGCAACACCGCCAGCGATGAAAACACCAACCACGATAACGGCTATTGTCATTATCGAGGATGGAGCAGAACCGTTTACTTATATGTGGGGCGATGGCAGCACACGGGACTATTGCACCGTACCAAATGAGCCACAAACAATAAGCGTTACCGTTACAGACCATGACAGCCAAGTAGCAACGGATAGCTTAGTAATAGGATGAAACTAATAATACTCATAATGATATTATTACTATCTTCGTGCTACGTCCATCACGATAACGATAGATGCGTGAACGATAATAAAATAAGGCACTCAAAGACATGCAGACGATAAGCATAAAGATTTCCGACTTATTAACCGTATTTGGCTATTTTATAGGGGCATTATTATTCCTTGCAAGTATAATTGGTTGGTTTGTTCAAAACCTGCACACCCAATTAAAAAAGAGTGTCGATAACATACATTCCGACCTTAAACCTTTGGTAATAAAAGTAGCGGTACATGAGGAAAAGATTACCGAAATAATGGATGAACAGAAAGAGATACATAAATGGATAAACCATTATGACGGGCGTATGCAGACGGTGGAGCGCAAGGTAGCGACTATTAAATCGTAACAATTAAACCAACATAAAATGAAAAAACTACTTGAATGGCGTTTTAAAGATTGGCTGGCATTGGTAACCGTATTCGGAGTGCTTACATTGCTCGGAGTGCTTCAATTACATGCGCTACCGATTGACAATAAAGACATAGTAAATATCTCTTTGGGTGCGTTACTTGGAGGCGGTCTTACCCGCATATACGGGCATTATTACCCGTCTGCACCTACGCCTAAGACTGATAAAGATAATGGTTCAACTTCCGTATAATGACAATCTCACAGAAAGGAATAGACCTCATTTGCAGGTTTGAAGGGTTCAGGGCAAGCCCGTACCTATGTACAAGCGATAAGCCAACAATAGGCTATGGCACTACCTTGTATAAAAGCGGGTTAAAGGTAACGATGCAAGACCCGCCAATAACTAAGGAGCAAGCCATTGCCGAATTGACGTACCACATAGAAAACAGGTGCTACCATGCTTTAATCGGGTTGAACTTAATACAATGCCAATTTGATGCTTTGTGTAGCTTTGTTTATTGGTCGGGTGCAGGTAACTTTGCCACAAGTACATTGCGCAAATTAATCATTGCTAACCCGAATAATCCCGCTATTGCTGATGAGTTTGGTAAGTGGACAAACAAGGGTATTAAAGGGCTTGTATTGAGGCGTAAAGCGGAGAGTGATATGTACTTTGGGAAATAAAAAAGCCCACAGACGCGAGCGACTTATGAGCTATTTTACAACGACCATCCAGTCGTCCACCTCCGTATGTAACGGATTGGTGCAAAGATACGGAAAGTAAACTAAGAATAACCATAGTTTAGTTACGGGCGTGAAAGTAAATTAAAAAAGCCCACTAAGAATAGCGGGCTGTACTCGTGAGAAAGCGCATTTACAGTGCGCCGCAATAGATGGGAAAGGATCATTCCACTAAGGCAAATATACAACATTATCCGAAATAAAAAAGCGACCTGTTAAAGTCGCTTAGTCGAGCTTCGGCTGCTCTGGTAAGGTTTCCGACCTTGCTACGCACCACAAAGATAACACAATGAACGAAAACACCAAAATAACTTTAAGCTATTGCATATTAGCAACTTTAATCTTATATTTGGGGTGGCTTGTGTGCCGTTCAATACTACATATATGACTAAACTAACCAAAGAACTACTATACGGCTCACTTGCTGCGTTATTCTTCGCTATCCTTGCCGTTTGCGCAATCGTATTCGGGCTTTCAGGATGCAAGACTACTAAGGTAGCGAAATCAACCCATGATAGCATTATCTACAAGGTGCGGGATAGCGTAGTAGTTAAAAACCACCTGCGATACAAAGACAGCACGATTATTAAAGATACCCTTGTTCGGGTTAAGTATGATAGGGCGGAATACCGTTTCCCTGCCAATTCCACCAAAGATACTGCAATCCGTAGCGGTAGGGCTACTTTGAGAATATCGGTTAATAACGGGCAAGTAACGGGGCAAGCTGATTGCGATAGCTTTGACATACTGTTTCAGGACATGCGGATTGTGATTAGCCAAAAAGAAACGGAGAATGAAATACTATCTAAACAGCTTCAAGACTATAAGCAAAGCCACAGCGAACTAACGGTAAAGACCGAAAGTAAAGGGTTTTTCGGGCGTATGTGGGATAAGTGCCGTAACACCCTTGCATGGTTTGGGTTGCTGGCGGTTGTGTATGTTGTTTATAGGTTGTACAGGATGATTATGGGGATATAGGTTATGGTATCTCCTTAGTAATACCCGTCTTTAAATAACCATCAATAAGGGTATGCAACCTGCGCAAGTCCTTTTTAGATAATTCTATAAATGCCGACCTTTCATCGTCTTTATCTTTGTTGTTCACAATGGTAAAGTGAAATGTCAAATCATCTTCGCCCTTATTGTCATTCATGGTGCGATAAAATCTCGGTGGCGGATCTATTGCCGCAATAGACATGAGGCAATCAATATCCCTATATCCCTTTGCTTTAAAAATACTCATAGCACGGGTAACAGGGGTCGAACCTGTATCGGCGGTTTTGGAGACCGCAATTCTGCCATTGAACTATACCCGTAATTGTTGGGACTAAAGGGGTCGAACCTTTACAAACAGAACCAAAATCTGTTGTGCTACCATTACACTAAATCCCATAAAAAAGCCCCGCATTTTGCGAGGCTAATATTGTATTTGTTTTATAAATCTATACAATAGCAAAGCACCCGCACGTATGCGATAATTGCCATTGCTGTTGTAAATTGTTATTCATGCTGCAAATATACACATTCTACTGAAACTACAAAAAATCATTTTACATTTTCACATCGAGTTCGATGTTTGTGAGTGCGTAGTAAAGGTTTTGTAACTCATGTAGGTAAAATTCTTTCTTTATATCTTTATTCCATAAGGTGCATAATTCATCGGCGCTACTTGGTTGGCTATCTACCCCTTGTCTTATATATAGGTAGTCGCCCGAAAAATATAGTGCGTTAAGCCCAAACGGGAAAGAGTTTATAGAAATGGAATGTGAATTAAATCCATCTTTCACAAACCCGCACCTTTCGAGCAGTTCGGGGGTGAGTTTTATCGGTTCAATGTGCGAACTCGGCAAACTCAAATCATTATCTACTGAAAGTTTTGTTATCGTTTCATACCACCTATCACGCTCATTCCCATATGGCGCAAATACACGCCAAACTAAGTTTCCAATTCTCAATTCATGTGCGCTTATCTTATCCATGTTGTTGTTGTTTAGGGGGTGATGGGAGTTCAGGTACATACATCCAATGCGTAACATCTTCCATAGGATTATCGCCGCTTTCCGAATAGAACGTATTGTTATCATCGTAAAATTCAGCTACCACCACTTCGCAGTTTTTCGGGAAAGACCGAGGGGCTATTACCAAACAATGACATAGCTTTTTAGGCTGGCAAACTGGCAGTCGTTCGCTTACGCTCACCCACTTATCCCCCGATGCGAGCGAGTAGCCGTATTTAGCGGCTTCTTGCTGCATTTCCAACATATCCCTTTCTGCTACACCTTGCACCATAAGTTTTTCTTCTTTGGTGTACAATATCGGGTACTTCTTCTCTATCGCCTCAACCACGTCTTTAGGTGGGCGGGATAGTTCCGTTTCACGATACTTAGCGTATAATTCCATCGCTAACGGTATGTTTTGCAGGGCTAATTCCTGACGTTCGCTATTCTCGGATAGCCATTCGGCGGCGGTGAGCATGTTATAATTGTTGGTTTTGAAGATTTAATTGATGTATGAATTTATTGCGTAGCTTGAGCATAGATAATGCCTGTTTATACGCAATAACAGAAAGCATATCAGCCTCTATTTCGTTTGTTTTAGCAACAGTTGCAATCTTCCCCATTTCAACAGGGTTGCCTATGTACGCTTGTAACGCCATTGAAGCGTAGTAATCGAGTAGTGTTATGTCGTTCATTTCATTTTCGTTTATCTTGTTATCAATGTGGTTGCGATTATGGATAGTTTGAGTAGTTTCATTTCTTTAAGTTCTATATTCATATCCGCTTGTTTTTTATAAATACCCTTGCGTAAATATTTTTCCCATTTACGAGGGGTCGAGCATCTTTATCTCCCTTAAAAGGAATGCCTACAATTTCCGGGCTATAACCAGCAGAAGCCGCCATTCCTAATATCTCAAATTGAGCAGCATTATATTTATCAAGAAAGGTAATAGGCACACCAATTACACCAGTAAAATCTATCGGTATATCCTGCGTTCTATCCACATTTATTGCATCATAGTTATCGTAAGTAGGGTAATCTTTTTCATTTCCAAAATACGTTTTGTATAGTATTATGTCCTCATGGCGTTTGGCTATATCAAGATTGGTGTACCAATAAGTTCTTGCGGTCTCATACATAGTGCCATCTGGTTGAACGAAATGCCTAACGCAATTATACCCTAACCACATCTTATTTTCTTTGATTGCCTCAAAGCATTCTTTGTAGGATACGGCATTTATATTCCCAATTATTATAAATTTCTTGTCGTATTCCATCAATTGGGCGACATACTCCCTAAATAAAGAAAATGGCGGATTAGTAACAACTATATCGGCTTGATTTAATAACTCTACACTTTCCGCGCTACGAAAATCGCCATCATTCTGTAAGTGAATGATGCCTATTTCATTTATATCAGGAACATTACCACCCTGCTTACTCCCATCATACTCCAAATAAATCGCTCTTTCAGAATCGTTCTTACTGAATAGTTCAGGGTTTATGCTTTTATAACAAGTAGTGATTAGTTTCTTAAGACCTAACTTCTTAAAGTTATATGAGAAGTAATGGAAAAAATTACTGATACGGGGGTCATCGCAATTACAATAAACCACTTTCCCTTTGAAGTGAGCTTTATAATACTTTAGCTCTCTTTCTATATCTGCTAACTGCGTATAATACTCATCCTTTTTTGAGCTTTTCGCAGCGTGTAAATTTCTATTTAATAAGGTCTTGGACATTATGCTTTCCCTATTAATTGTTTGTACATTAATCTTGTTGAATTTTCGAGCGAATAGTCAAACTTATCGTTTACACTTGCCTTACGTGCATTGTACCTGAATGAAAATTCATCAAAATACTTTTTGGCTATTTCCTCAAAGTCTTTTTCGAGTTCGTTCATAAACTTTCTACATCTTGGGTATTTTTTATGCATATCCTGTTTGAAGTGAACACGAACAGTTATGTCCATCTCTTGAAGTTGCCTTTCTTTGTTACATGCTGTTAATGTGATGTATGCCATATATTTTCGTTTATCTTGTTATCAATGTGTCGGCGATTATGGATAGTTTGAGTAGTTTCATTTGCGTTTTGTTTTGTATTTATAACTACCTAATTTAAATCCCGAATTAGGCTTACGGGTTAATCTTCTGCCGTTTTCATCCAATTCTATTTTGTCTTGAAAATGCTGTTTAAGAGTTTCTTCTTTCAGCATTTCATTAAACCTTTCTTGTGTCATTGGTTGCTTTAGCGCATCTAAGTTGTTTGTATTATCGTAACTCATAAGTTAGTTTTTTCCACAGCCACACCAGCGGCTATGAGTGAGGGAATTGAACCATGACCGCAATCATAGCCCTTTGAACGGAGGTAGTCAACTATTTTTGCTGTTCCAAATACAGATGTATTAAATGCGCCTTGTTCAGTTTCATTATGGACATAGAAATACTCCCTTCCATGCTCGTATTGATTTGCTGCCTTTCTTATAACGCATATAGTTCTTGAAATGCCATAATCCATAGATACCCTCACATCTCCGCATCTTTCTATTATTGGTTCTTTTGCATCTACGCCTATTGCAATCTTCGCCACCTCCACAGCATCCTCATCGCTGATTTTGGATAGTGGCGTTAGGATGAGTTGGCATTGGCTATATGAATACTGACCACCTCCTGTTCCTATGGACATAAGTCCTACGTGTGTCATAGTGCCTACTATTTCTTTCGGTGTACTGTCGTTATTATAGTAGCCGTTAACCTTTACCTCTGCGCCGAAATACGATGCCGCTATTGCTGCTGTTAGTTTCATTTGTTTGGTTTAATATGAGAGAGGGAATTATTTGCTTATGCGGTTAATCTCTGCCGCTATTAAAGATTTTGCTATTATCAGTTTTTCCTTGTATGACCTATTGCACAATTTTTCTATTATGGTCTTGTCCCAAGATGCGGGCATTCTCATGCCATCATCTGTAAGTAGTGAAATAGTCGCCATTGTTAACTCCTGATTATCTACATACTTTATCTGCTTAAGTATATTTTTAGCTGTTAGTTTCATTCTCCCCCGCCTCCCTGCGGGTTGGTTTGGTTAAAGTAGCACCCTGCACTTATATAAAATACAGGGTGCAATTAATGTAATTATATCCCATAGCCATAGCCAGAGCCATAGCCATAGCCATCGCCAGAGCCATAGCCACTGCGCCCTCCCTGTCATTGGTATAAAGGTGGTATGTTGACGCAAATAAAAGCGACATTGAAAATACATTAACGAATGTGTTGTAGTACTGTTTCATAATCCATTTTTCTACAAAGATAGTAAAGTTTAGTTAGTTTGCAAATTAATTGTTGACTTCATTTGATATAGCCGAACTAATCTCATTAACCTCAATACGGTATTCAATATTCGTATGCATCAGGTCTATAACGGTACGTTCCGAATGTATGCATGTGGTATGGTCTTTACCAAAGAAATCCGCTATGCAATGTAACGTTAACCCCTTCTTACGCATAATATACATGGCTATCTGCCTTGCCTTAACTATTCTGCGCCGTCTTGATTGCCGCTTTATTTCTTCGGTAGTTAGTTTGAAGTAGCTACATACAGCATCCATAACCCGGTTGCACATTATTTCGGGTCGGCTTATATTAATACTCATTGCACCTCTCTTGTGCGTTACCATACCTGCGTATGCGTATGGGCTTATCTTGTGTCTGATTATTGGTGTGTTCATGTTCATATCGTTTGTAAATGCCTCTCCAATTCTTCATTAACTACCCCTACATCTTCAAGCTGCACAACCAAATCAAACAGCACATTAATATCGTGTATCCTTTCATCTGTAAGGTCTTTATCTATCTGCTCCCGTGTTTCGGGCGGGTAGTGTTCCCGTATCTCCTCAAACAGCCGCTTATTAGCGTTTATAACGTTGTTTATGGCGTATTTCAAACGGGATGGGCATAGTGAGTTATCTTTAAGCCATCTTAGGTTAGTGGTCTGTATCTGCCCGTTGGTTAATACTCGGCGGAGGTCTGATGTAAATGTTTGTGTCATTAGAATAGTTGGGTTTGGAGTTTGAGTTCTTCTTGTGCCTTGACATTCTTTACCATAACATCAAAGTAGGCTGTTTTCAGTTCAAATGCAATAGCCTTGCGTTTCAGCTTGATAAACGTTACAGGCTCACTACCTACACCGCCAAACATAGATAAGCATGTATCGCCCTCATTGCTCCATAAGTGCGTAGCCCGTTCAATAGTATCAAGCTGCAAAGGGCATATGTGTTTTTCATCTTTCTCTCCACGTGCTTCTATCTTATTCAGCGTATTGCCGTAATCTATATCCATCCAAACAGGGCTGGCGTATTGCTGCCATGTGTCAACAGGAATATCGCATTTTACAGGGTGCGCATGTTCACCCGGCTTACGGAACACCAACAGATAATCAGGTATGCCGACCCTTGACATTGCAGCATCTTTTTTAACTTGTTTATGCAACAACCCTAATGCCTTTGTGCGCTGCATTTCGGTTACAGGGTCTTTCCATATCGTTACCCTGCTATGGTAGATAAACCCCGCTGCCGTCATTGCATCAATTATCTTGCCTGAAAAGTCCCTTAATCCTATATACCCTTCTTTACCTTTCTGTATTGGCGTGTCCATGCAATGTATAGCCACATTACGACCCGCCCACATTTTAGGAAATAGTTTTGCAGGTATGAAGTTAAAGAACTGCATAAATTCATCATAATCTTTACAGTTACCTAAATCCTCTATTTCGTCAGAGTAAACGTACAATTCAGGGAAAGGTGGCGACCATATACTAAACCCTACACTTTCATCGGGTAGCGTGTCAATTAATTGCAGGCTATCCCCTAACCTTAAATCGGCGTGTTCAGATTGATAAACTTTGTCCATACGTTTTTGTTTTGTTTTATGTTTAAAAGAACGGTTCATTGATAACTGCATAGCCTTTTGCATATCCTCAAATTGCTGCTGCTTACGTTTTATAGATGCTATTACATTCTGCATGGTGTCGGTAATGATAAGCCATGCGTTAACAGGGTTTTTCTGCCCAAAACGCCATTCACGGCGTATTGATTGATACAATGCCTCAAAGCTAAAGTCGGGGCTGGCAAATATCATGTTATGGCAGTTCTGAAAGTTCATACCCATACCGCCAATCTTTGACTTGGTTATAAGTATTCTAAATTCATTATTTGCAAAACCTAACAATTTACTACGTTTCCATTCTGGAGTATCTGAACCCTTTACCTCTATCGCTTCGGGTATCATTTTACGGAGTGCATCGCCTTCCTCATTTTGCTTAACCCAAATGATAAAACTTTCATCGGGTCTTGAATTTACTATTTCTACCACATCATTAAGGCGGGATATTTTCGTTAACCGCAATTCTGCATTATGGGTTGTTGCTGATATGGCGGTATCGTTGAATAATATACCGTTATCTTTCTTTTCCGTTACTATCAGTTTTTCTATGTATGATAGCGGCGGGAGTATGTACCCTTCATCACTAAAACCTATATCACTTGGCTTTGATAGCATAATAGCCCAACTACTAACGAAGTCCCAAAATAACTGCTCGGCATGTCCTTTAATGCGCCATTTTGAAGTTTCTCCGCCATCGTGTACGAAATACATTGCAAGCATTTCAGTATAGCTCATAGCGTTTAGAAACTCGGCATGGTTGCCTAATTCCATCGGGTCGTTAGGGCTTGGGGTGGCGGTACAGCATAGTTTATACGGTGTATGCCCGAATCGTTCCAATAACAGGTTACGATACGCCCCTTCAAAGTTCTTAATAATACTGCTTTCATCTAATACAACCCCTGAAAATAATGATGCAACTACATTATCTAATTGCTCATAATTGGTTATGTAAACATTTGCAGTAACATCGGGTGTTTCATACTCCAACACGGTAATGCCGATTTGTTTGCCCTCTTGTATGGTCTGTGATACCACCGCTAAAGGTGCAAATATTATTACGGGTCTTTGTGTGTACTTAACCACCTCATGCGCCCATGTTATTTGCTGGCGGGTCTTTCCTAAACCGCAATCCTCAAACATTGCAAAACGCCCCTTTTTTAGTGCCGTTCTTACGCAATATTGCTGAAACGGGTATAACCATTCCCATTCGTTGTTGCAGTCAAAACCGCTATCTGTATGGGTTTTAATCTTGCGTTCTAATAATTCCGTGTATTCCATCTGTAATTGTTTTTATCTGTTTAAGTTCTTCAAATGTTATTACGACCCAATTCTTTACGCCTGTAATCGGGTCGGGCTGTATCAGGCTTATATTGTTGCCGTCAATCCGTATCTTGATTGTTCCTACCTGTATAACTCGCATTGTGTTACGTTTTGCCCCACCAAACTATACAGATACGCCCGTGAGTGTTTAGCGGCGGGAATAGCCCATTTAGCCTGTTTCTTGCCCGATACCTTGTGCGCTACTTCTTCACGCAACTTAGCCTGTTTTATCGCATCCTCAAGCTGATTTATTCGCCGTTGCTTGCTACATAGGAAATCCAATAACTCCTTATGGAAGTCGTCAGGTACGTTGTAAGACGTTTCGCCGTTGTTGAAGGTTATGGTTTGCATGTTACGCCCAATTAATCAAACTCCTGAACTTATCAACACCATATGCGTTACTATTTTCCAATATCGGTAACAGGTCTTTAGCTGAAATAGGCGCAACCTCAATCGTCTTATCATCTTCAACCTTATACGGTATCTTATTACGTTCCATAAAGTCCCTGCAACCTAAATCACATACACCCGTCAATGTACGGTAATACATAACCGTAAACATCGTATCAGGTTCTATCGGCTCTTTCTTTAACTTTTCAGACATTATCTTAAACTGCAAATCCGTAATAGCTTGCCTTACCGTTGCGCCGTGTGCGTAGTAATCACCTACGTTTGCAATGATAAAAGTATCTGATTTACCGATTTTGCGCCCCGTATATATTGTGCAACTTTCCCCGTTAATAGTCTTGCTACGTTTACTCAAAATCTCGCAAAATATACCGTCAATAGTAGCGTATTTATTATCCGTATAAAAATACGCATTAGGTACTTTTGCGCCGATATATGTTGAACCGTTATCATCGTACAAGTACCCGCCGATGGTGGTGGGCAGCGTGATACCCTTGAGGTCGCAGCCCCTAACGTCCAAGTACCCGCCGATGGTGGTGGGCAGCGTGATACCCTTGAGGTCGCAGCCCCTAACGTCCAATGACCCGCCGATGGTGGTGGGCAGCGTGATACCCTTGAGGTCGCAGCCACTAACGTACAAGTACCCGCCGATGGTGGTGGGCAGCGTGATACCCTTGAGGTCGCAGCCAATAACGTCCAATGACCCG